CCATATGAAAGGAGCACTATGATGAATAGTGATTTGCCAGTTAGTGATTTAGGTAATAATGTCATTAAAGTTAATGACTATCAACCTAAGACACCACTTCCTTCTTCGGAACTCATTCACTCTTATGCACTTAAAAATGCAATAAGAAAATGGGGCCCGATTGACGTGTCCAGCGCCTTGAGAAAGTTCTTGCAGCTTTACCGACTTGCACAGGTGAATAAATCCTTAGGTACCATACCTGATAGAACTCAATTCATTGAATTGATCTACAGCACGGACCGGAACATTCCCATGTACAACGGTGGCAACAAGTCTTTATCTGGCGTCGCACGTAAAGAGACCGAGATCCTGAAGTTTCTATTTCAGTATCAAGAATCTCTTCATAGAGAAGCAAGTAGCCTAGCAGATTTGATCAATAATTTGTTTATTGATCTTCCTGTCAAAGCTACCAACGTGGCCGAAAACAACTCATCGTTGTGATCATTCCTATGGAGCCAACCTATTCCATTGGCGAGATGTCCTCGCCATGAGTCGACACACCCTCTACCGAAAGGTGGATGTATGTCTGGGATTAATCCCAAACTCATGGAAGGGATAACTCACCGATTAGCGGTTATAGCAATTCCCATTGACACGATAAGACCATTGGCTGGCCTTATCGTTAAATGGACGGAATGTTCTGGGATCGATTGGACCATTAAGCGTCTAAAAGGCTTAAAGGTCGATCTTCTCAGGGCTAAGGATGGCCTGCCGATGCTCACCCGCATTCGAAAGAAAGCGGATGGGTTGCCGGTCGGTCACCTTGGACGTTTATTCAGGTTCGGTCTTAAGAACGAGATTAACTTTGGTAAAGTTATTCAAGCTCTTATGGCTTATTCTCTATTTACTCATGAGTCTTTGACTCCTGAGCAACGTGAGAAGTTCCTGAAAGCAGTCCAGTCCGATGAACCTGTTGGTTTATCGAACCAGTTTCTTATTGATCTTAGCAGATCAATAAGAAAGCATTTCCGTAAGCATGATGTTGATCGAGATAATCAGAATAACAACCTGATTACCTATCGTGGATCACCCAATAAGAGAAAACCTCTTATTCCTTATGCTACACAAGCATCTGGGATGAAATTTCCTCTTAAAGGTCAGTCACAGGATGTACTAAGCAATGCTTTGTATTTCACTGTGGCAGCCCATAAACCCTTATATTTTAGATATAAGAGTTTGTATGCACCCGTTCTGAAAGGAATGGATACATTCGTTAATTCTCAATTAAATGAGATTAACATGGATTATGATCGCGACTTTGTAGAAGGTGGAGAAATCCACTTCCTGCAGCATCCAGGTGGAAAACTGCGTTCAATCGCGAGTCCACATCTGGTTCACCAATTAGCCCTTAGGCCATTTGGAAAAGCAGTGTACAATGTAGTGCAATCACTACCATGGGATTGTACTTTCGATCAATTCAAGCCTCAAGCTACTCTTCAGAAGCATCTTAGCAAAGGAAAGACGGTTCATTCCGTCGATCTGAGCTCGGCAACTGATTACTTTCCTTTAAGTATTCAGCTTACGGTTCTTAGAGCATTATTCGGTAACATCTCAGATTTATATCTATTCGAAGATATATCTCGGAGCTATTGGCGATCTCCTTGCGGAGTCCTCCAATGGAAGCGAGGTCAGCCTCTAGGATTATATCCTAGTTTTGCTGCTTTCACTTTGTCACATGGCATGCTCTTATGGTATTTGAATGAATCCAAACATGATGATAAATTCTTCGTGCTTGGAGACGATGTTGTGATTCTCGATGAGAATCTATATAATCGTTATATTCAGATACTCGAACAGATGCATTGTCCTTATTCTAGAGATAAGTCGATCTCTAGCGCAAACATTTGTGAGTTTGCGGGAAAGATATTCACTTCGACCAGGGTAATACCCCAGTTTAAGTGGACGGAAGTATCTAACGACAACTTCCTCGATATCTGTCGTCAATTAGGACCCCGAAGTCGCTCTTTGTTATCTCGTCGACAGCGAGCAGTTTTTGATGTGGTAAAACAGTGTGTCTTACCACTGGGTCTCAACTTTAACCCGCAAGGTAAACCCTTGTGGCTTAGAGAGAAAGAGACCAAAGAACTACTCGTAAGCCGAGAGACGGAGGTCGGCTCCCTTATGGGCCTATCTAGTGTTATCCATCATAATTTATATGATGAGACTACACTGTCCGAAGATCTACGTACACTCACACTGAGTGACGTTCTCGATCTTCTGATGACCTTCGACAAGAAGGTCTGGTCGGTTCTCCTTAGACTATTACCTAATAGTCTTTGGTTAAGCCAGTGGATTTCTCCTATGAATCCCTGGGGTCTGAAAGGAGTACCGGGTAGTATCGCAAAGGATCGTGAGATCCCGCGAGATCTACCTACTGATCTTGTTCTCCCGACGAGGGAGTCCAAGTTAGGACAGCTTGAGCGATTGCTGCAAACTGCGAAAGGAG